ACCTTTCTATACAAGACAAGGTAAGTTGATCGGGCTATCAGGTAGGGCTCTCAATAACAACAAACTAAGGTATCTTACACTAAAATTTGATGAGAACGAATCACTCATTTACGGCTTACAAACAGTCGATTATAACAAGAGAGTTTACGTTACAGAAGGCCCCATTGATAGTTTATTTTTACCTAATGCTATAGCAGTTGCAGGGAGTGAATTTTCAAAGTTAAAGACAATAGTACCCACAGAACAAGCTGTGATTGTTTTTGATAATGAGCCAAGAAACCCTGAGATTGTTAAAAAGTTGTCTCAAATTATTGAAGATGGGTTTACAGTTTGTATATGGCCTAGGGTAATGTTAGATAAAGATATAAATGATATGGTGTTAAGTGGGTGGTCTCCAAATATTATAATTGATACAATAGATAAAAATAAATTTTCAGGGTTAAAGGCTAAGATGGCCTTGAGTGATTGGAGTAGAATTAGTGGGTGATAACGAGACACAAGTAGTCAAAAGTGATGGTTCAATAGCACCGATTGACTTAGACAAAGTACATAGAATGGTAGAGGCGGCATGTAAAGATGTGGCTGGTGTATCTGAATCTTCTGTAGAAATGAATTCAGGTTTACAGTTTTATGACGGTATAGAAACTAAAGAGATTCAAAGTATATTGGTAAAATCTGCCGCGGACTTAATTTCATTAGAAAGTCCAAATTATCAATATGTCGCAGCGAGACTCTTACTGTTCCAAGTAAGAAAAAATGTCTTTAGAACAAAATGGAAAGACTCTAAGATATATCCAGCGTTAAAAGAAATAGTCACTATAAACACTAATTATGGTGTTTATGATGAACAGTTGATTACATATTATGATGATGAAGAATGGGATAAGTTAGACAGTTATATGAAACATGACAGAGATTTCTTGTTTACATATGCTGGATTACGTCAAGTAGTAGATAAGTATCTTGTTCAAGATAGAAGTACTACAAAACTATACGAATCACCACAATATATGTATATGTTGATTGCTGCTGTTTTGTTCAAAGAATATCCAAAAGAAAAGAGGCTACAATATGTTAAAAAGTATTATGACGCTATTTCGTCATTTAAGATCAATATTCCCACGCCTATTATGGCCGGTATTAGAACTCCTTTACGTCAGTTTGCGTCTTGTGTGCTTGTCGATTAGTTCTGATATGGCTATTGGTCGTTACGTTGCTCAGCGTGCTGGAATTGGTATCAATGCAGGTCGTATACGAGGATTGGGAAGTAAGATTAGAGGAGGTGAAGTCCAACACACAGGAGTCATACCATTTCTTAAAAAGTTTGAATCGACAGTTCGTTGTTGTACTCAAAACGGCGTTCGGGGTGGTAGTGCGACGGTTCACTTCCCAATTTGGCACCAAGAAATAGAAGACATTCTTGTTCTCAAGAACAATAAGGGTTCAGAAGATAACAGAGTAAGAAAACTAGACTATTCGATTCAAATATCGAAATTGTTCTATGAACGATTTCTAAGAAATGGAGATATTACATTATTCTCACCACATGAAGTGCCAGGACTATATGATGCATTTGGTACTGATGGGTTTGATGAATTGTATACAAAATATGAAAGAGCCTATTCTATTCCAAAGACAAAAGTAAATGCTCAAGAACTGTTTATGAAACTTCTTAAAGAGAGGGCAGAAACAGGTAGAATTTATATTATGAACATAGATCATTGTAATACTCATAGTTCATTCTTAGAAGATGAAGCTAAAATTAGTATGTCTAATTTATGTCAAGAAATTACATTACCGACAACTCCATTGACTAGTCAACAAAATGAATTTGATGGGGAGATAGCATTGTGTATATTGTCTGCCATCAATGTTGGTCAAATGACTAATGATTTTAAAGAAATGCCTGAGCTATGTGATTTAGCTGTTAGAGCATTAGATGAAGTAATTGATTATCAGAACTATCCAGTATTAGCAGCTGAGTTATCAACTAAGAAAAGACGAAGTTTGGGGATTGGTTATATAGGATTAGCTCATTTCTTGGCTAAGAACAAAGTCAAATACAATGACAAAGAAGCACACAAACTAGTACATAGATTAACAGAACATTTTCAGTTTAATCTACTCAAGACAAGTGTTGAATTAGCTAAAGAAAAAGGTGGTTGTGATGGCTGGAACGAAACAAAATATTTCCGTGGATTACTACCAATTGATCATTACAAGAAAGATGTTGATGAAATAGTAAAACCAGAATATGAGTGTGATTGGGAATCTTTACGAGAAGAACTTTCTAAGTGGGGAATACGGAACAGTACACTAACGGCTCAGATGCCGTCTGAGAGTTCTTCTGTCGTGTCTAATGAGACTAATGGTATAGAACCCCCTAGAGATTACTTATCAATTAAGAAAAGTAAGAAGGGCCCGTTGAAACAAATCGTTCCGGGCTATCCACATCTAAAGAATTCATATACTCTATTATGGGACATGCCAAGTAACGAAGGATACATCAAGATTGTAGCTATTATGCAGAAGTTCTTTGATCAAGCCATATCAGGAAATTGGAGTTACAATCCAGAAAACTATCCAAATAACGAAGTACCATTATCTGTAATGGCTAAGGATATGTTGAATTCATATAAGTATGGTTGGAAAACAGTATATTATCAGAACACATATGACTCTAAGACAGAAGATGAAGTTTTAACAGAAGAAGTGGTTTTAGAAAATACTAGTCCAATTGATAAAGAAGAAACTGATGAAGATTGTGATGCGTGTACGATATGACGATATTTAATAGAAACAAAGTCAATACACTAAAACAACCTATGTTCTTTGGTGAGCAACTCAGTATACAACGATATGATGATTTTAAGTATCCTGTATTTGATAAACTAACACAAACACAATTAGGATATTTTTGGAGGCCAGAAGAAATATCACTACAGAAAGATCGAAATGATTATCAATTATTAGATACTGGTCAAAAACATATATTCACAGCCAATCTCAAATATCAAACATTACTCGATTCTGTGCAGGGTCGAGGCCCAGTGTTGGCTCTACTCCCACATGCTAGTATTCCAGAATTAGAGGGTTGTATCATAGCGTGGGATTTCATGGAGTCTATTCATAGTCGAAGTTACACATACATTGTGAAAAACTTATACTGAATCAGTCACAAAAGATTATGATGATTTTATCGAATATGCTAAACAATCTAAAAGAAATACATATGAACTAAAGAAACGATTTTACAAAATGTTAATCTCAATTAACATATTAGAGGGAATACGATTCTATGTATCATTTGCTTGTACATTTGGATTCGGTGAGTTGAGACTTATGGAAGGATCTGCAAAGATCATATCCCTTATTGCTCGGGACGAATCACAACACTTAGCCATCACACAACATATTATTAAGAATTATCAAAAGAAAGAGAATGATAAAGAAATGTTGAAAGTGATGAAGGATTGCGAAGAAGAAGTTTACAAAATGTATGACGATGCTGTTCAAGAAGAAAAAGAATGGGCGTCATACTTAATGAAAGATGGTTCTATGATAGGCCTGTCTGAGACTCTATTAGGAAACTATGTTGAATGGATTGCTAATAAGAGATTACGGGCCCTAGGATTCAAACCTTTATATGATCGACCACTACGAACAAACCCTCTTCCGTGGACTCAACATTGGTTGTCTAGTCGTGGACTACAGAATGCTCCACAAGAGACTGAAATTGAGTCATATATAATAGGTGGTATAAAACAAGATATAACGGATGATACCTTTGGAGATTTTAAATTATGAAAAGTTATCAATGTATGCTGTGTCAATTTATATACCATGAAGCAGAGGGATGGCCTGAAGACGGTATTCCTGCAGGTACAAAATGGGAAGACATACCTGATGATTGGGAATGTCCTGATTGTGGTGCTATGAAAGAAGATTTTGATATGGTAGAGATATGATGAGAAAACTTTCCTACAAACGTAGTCAAAATTTTTATGATGAAGAACATTTGGTTGAGATATGGGGGAAATCCCATTGTCCTTACTGCGATAGGGCTAAACGTCTTTGTGACAAAGAAGGACTCGACTATACATATTATCAGTTAGATGAAGATTACACTAAAGAAGAACTTCTTGAAATATTTCCAAATAGTAAGATGCTCCCACAAATTAAAGTAGATGATAAACATATCGGTGGTTTCATGGATCTAAGAACTTTCTTGATTGGTCCACCAGATCCATTATGAAACCCGATGAATGATTACGAGAATAAACAAGACATGAGTTGTGATGATTGTGGAGCCGAGTTTGAAATACAACATGAAATGGGACTACAATATATCCCACAGTACTGTTCTTTTTGTGGAGAAGAAATATCTCTAGGAGAAGAACGAATAGATTACGAAGAAGAACCAACATTGAACTGATGAAAACCAACAACCCTAAAATTGAAGAATATTTTGATAAGAGTTATGAGTATGGCTTTGTCACGGATATAGAATCAGAAACAATATTGCCAGGACTTAGTGAAGATGTGGTTCGATTGATCTCATCTAAAAAGAATGAACCAGAATTTTTACTTGAGTGGAGACTTAAAGCTTTTAGACATTGGCAAAAAATGAAACAACCAACATGGGGTAATTTAAGAATTGAACATATTGATTTTCAGTCTATTTCATATTTTTCACAACCCAAACAAAAGCTTAAATCTATGGATGAAGTTGATCCAGAACTATTACTCACTTATGAAAAATTAGGGATTCCACTTCACGAAAGAGCCAAACTTGCAGGAGTTGAAACACCTGTTGTAAAAAAGAATGTTGCCATTGATGCCGTTTTTGACAGTATTTCAGTAGTAACAACTTTTAAAGATAAACTGGCAGAAGTAGGAATTGTATTTTGTTCGTTTTCAGATGCCGTACAAGAGCACCCAGACTTGGTTAAAAAATATTTAGGAAAGGTTGTTCCTTACAGAGACAATTTCTATGCTTGTCTCAATGCAGCAGTCTTTAGTGACGGTTCATTTGTTTATATTCCTAAGGGCGTTCGTTGTCCGATGGAATTATCAACATACTTCAGAATCAACGAAGCAAACACAGGACAGTTTGAGAGGACATTGATCATAGCAGATGAAGGTAGTCATGTCAGTTATCTTGAAGGATGTACCGCACCGATGAGGGATGAAAACCAATTACATGCTGCAGTCGTTGAACTGATCGCACTTGATGATGCTGAGATTAAATACTCTACTGTTCAGAATTGGTATCCCGGTGACAAAGAAGGCAAAGGTGGTATATACAACTTTGTCACTAAACGAGGAGACTGCAGAGGCAAGAACTCAAAAATATCTTGGACACAAGTTGAAACAGGCTCTGCAATAACATGGAAATATCCAAGTTGTATCTTGAGAGGAGATAACTCAGTTGGTGAATTTTATTCAATAGCAATGACAAACAATTATCAACAGGCAGATACAGGAACAAAAATGATACATATTGGAAAGAACACTAAAAGTACAGTTATCAGTAAAGGTATTTCTGCTGGCCATGGTCAGAATAGTTATAGAGGACTTATCTCTGTTTCGAATAATGCAAAAGGTTCTCGTAATTATACTCAATGCGATTCTCTATTGATTGGCAGCGATTGTGGAGCTCATACCTTTCCATCTATAGAAAGTCGTGGTGCATCAGCTATAATAGAACATGAAGCCACAACATCTAAAGTGAGTGATGACCAACTCTTTTACTGTAGACAAAGAGGTATTTCAGAAGAAGATGCAATCGCTCTCATAGTTAATGGTTTCTGTAAAAAAGTTTTAAAAAAGTTACCAATGGAGTTTGCTGTAGAAGCTCAAGCCTTATTACAAGTTAGTCTAGAGGGTGCCGTTGGCTGAATATTGACACCGCCTGTACACTTTTGATATAATGATCAAGTGAAAAATATGAGAAAATACATTATGAGACTGCTGCCACTAATTCTGATATCAGGTTGTGTAAGCTGGACACCTAATAAGGACTACTATGATGCTTCCTTAGAGATAAGGGAGAATGAACGATACATTGTAGAAGAAGACGAGAGAAATGGAACGTGTTATGGTACACCTCTGGGAACATTCAGTTGTGCTGACACACTAGACTTCGAAATTAAATATAACGATTATATAGTGCTACATCAATTGCCGCATGAACGCTACTATGAATGATGTAATTGACAACACTCTAGAAAAACTTTTACGGAAAGAGCTCTCCGTCTATGAAATATCTGATAAGAGATGTAAACTAGTACTTATCAGACTACTCAAAAAAATTAGGAAGAAATAATAATGAAAATACTTTGTGTTTTATATGACGATCCAAAAGACGGGATGCCTTCAAGTTATCCATTAAAAGAACTTCCTAAACTAGACAAATATCCTGACGGTATGACATTACCAAATCCTAAAGGGAGAGGTTTTGTACCTGGCGAATTACTAGGTTGTGTGTCTGGTGAATTGGGTCTAAGAAAGTTTTTAGAAGATAGCGGTCATACATTAGTAGTTACTTCTGATAAAGATGGTGACGGATGCACCGCGGATAAAGAATTAGTTGATACTGATATTGTTATATCACAACCATTTTGGCCTTACTATGTAACAAGAGAAAAAATGGAAAGTGCACCCAATTTAAAGATGGCAATTACCGCTGGTATCGGTTCTGACCATGTGGATTTACAGGCTGCGATGGACCACAATATTGATGTTGTTGAAGTGACTTATTGTAATTCAAGGTCAGTCGCAGAACATATTGTTATGATGATTTTATCTTTAGTTAGAGATTATCACAATCAACATAAAATAGTCAATGATGGCGGTTGGCATATTGCTGACGCGGTTAAGAGGTCTTATGATGTAGAAGGTATGCATATAGGTACAGTTGCAGCTGGTCGTATTGGTTATGATATGTTAAGAAAGATGCATCCGTTTGATGTACACTTACACTATTTCGACAAACATAGATTAAGTCAACAACAAGAAGAAGAATTAAATCTGACATATCACGATTCAGTAGAATCTTTGGTTGCAGTTTGTGATGTTATTAATATAAGTTGTCCACTACATCCCGAAACAGAACATATGTTTAATGATACTTTAATCAACAAATGTAAAAGGGGTGCTTATCTCATTAACACTGCTAGAGGAAAAATCTGTGATAAAGATGCAGTTGTTAGAGCATTGAATTCAGGACAGTTAAGTGGATATGCTGGTGATGTTTGGTTCCCGCAACCAGCACCCAACGACCATCGTTGGAGAACAATGCCCAATCATGGAATGACACCACACACATCAGGAACTTCTCTATCCGCACAGGCAAGATATGCTGATGGTGTTAGAGAAATACTAGAGTGTTTTTTTGATGGTGAAGAAATAAGAAATGAATATTTAATTGTCAAAGATGGAGACCTCGCAGGAATGGGAGCTCATTCTTACACTAAGGGAACAGCAACAGGTGGTTCAGAAGAAGCTGCCAGGTTTGATGATAACATGCAAGTTATAATAGGACCATGAATAATTTAAACTATAAAATACTAGGTATGGCAGTAGCTACATTCTGTATGATAATAACACGCCCTGATATTGGAATGTATACATTAGATCCGACAGCAGTTAATTTGTTACCTCTTTTTTATCTATCGGGATGCATATGGATATATTTCACGGTGAAAATAGTTTTACACATTCCACACACTTGAGAATTAACTATGACTAAAGAAACATATTATGAAATATTAGCGAAAGCTAGTGGCGGTAAACTTACCGCAGAAGAGGTAGAAAACCTCGAAAAAGGAATTAAAGATCATGAGGCAACTCGCACGTTCACAAATCAATATGGTACTACCATAACGCGTGGATACCGTGAGGCACCTCATGATATTAATAGAACGAAGGTAATACCTTCAATTTTAAACGAAGGTAATACTTCAACAATGAGAGAAAAGTAAAATGGCAACAGGAAAAGTAAAATGGTTTAGTAGCACTAAGGGATTCGGATTCATCACGCCCAACGAAGGTGGCGACGATGTGTTTGCACATTTCAGCGGTATCAAAACTGATGGATATGCAAAACTTGAAGAGAATCAGGCAGTGACATTCGATGTCGAGCAAGGCCCCAAAGGTCTTCAAGCAGTCAATATTGTATAATGATTGAATATGTCCTAGGCCCCAGCTGGGGAACTACAGTTATAGCAGATGCTATATTTGTAGTGGTAATTTATTTGGCAGTACGTCATTTCGTAGACAATTACAAATGATAAAAGATATACTAAAGTGTATTCCATTCTGTAAAATAAGAATATACTGTATAGCATTTTATGTGCTATGCAGTATATTCAACGGGTGAAATTTTTATGAAAGTGATAATATTATATATCTTAGGAATGATTGGAATTGGAATGATCATATTTTTTTTATTAAAACAGGTTATTGCTTTAGCCTGCTAAGGAAGCAAAATGAAGAAACTACTACTAATTAGTCTTATAACCTTACAGGGTTGTGCAGCAGTCAAGTCAACTCTCTATTGGTATAAACATTCAGAGAACATGAGAATGCCAGAACATAACCAACCAGTTAATGAAGAGAGTAAATAATATGCATAATATTAGTGTAGGTGACGAATTTCCAGCATTCATCCTTAATGGAGTAGATGGAAATAATGAAATTGAATCATATAATTCAGTTGATATAGCTCGAGACGCGTATAGAGAGGAAGT